CTTTGCCCAGCTTGAGTTTAGAACGGCTGCGTTCTTAGCCCAGGATGAGGTAGCTATGCAGGAGATTGACGAAGGCGTAGACGTACACGCTTACACTGCTCAGGTTATCACTGATGCGGGTGAGCCTACTACCAGGCAGGAAGCAAAGGAACACACGTTTGCACCCCTCTTTGGGGCTACAGGTTATGGTAGAAGTACAGCTGTCAAGGCTTACTACGAGCACTTCACTGAGAAGTATAAGGGAGTAGCTAAGTGGCATAAGAAACTAGGGAAGGAAGCAATTACCCTACTAAAGATTACTAACGTAAGTGGTAGGCAGTATGCATTCCCTGACGTACACCGCAGAGAGAATGGCAGCATAAGCCACATGACTAGCATCAAGAACTACCCAGTGCAGGGCTTCGCTACAGGTGATGTAGTACCCGTGGTACTGATGGAGTTGGAGGAGAGGCTCAAGCCTTTGCAGTCGTGCTTGGTTAATACTGTACATGACTCCGCTGTTATAGATATACACCCAAAGGAGAAGGACTATGTGATTGCTATCATACACAGTATGAACGAAGACCTAACTCGTATCATAGCTGAGGCCTATGATGTTGAGATGAATGTACCACTATTATTAGAAGCTAAGATCGGGCCGAATTGGCTTGACACAGTGGATGTATAGTGCTATAACTAGACCTCTTTAACCCGTACACAGAAAGGTTCTTGTACAATGACTAGCACAGAAGTAACACTAACAACTGACGGACGTTCTATTGCAGAGATGATGGGTCTCTCGAAAGGTAGCAGTGGTAAGCGCTCAATGCTTGCACGGTTCAGTCAGATCCATAGCCCACTCAAGGGTGACATGGAGATCAACGGCAAGGCTGTTCGAGTAGACGTTGTACCAGCTGGTGCATACAAACTCTTACAGTCGGATGATAAGGTAGCCTATGCAGTCTCACCTAAGATCCGCATCTACGCACAGCGTATGCAGTGGACACGTTGGGACTCTGATGAAAACACTATGGTTAAGACGGTACTCGTTAACAACTTGACGGGTGACCTCAAGGATAACACAGGAGGCTTCAATGCTGGGCGTCCGTCTGGTTACGTTGAAGACTTCAAGTCTTTACCTAAGGCAACACAAGAGTTGATGCGCAATACTAAGCGTACTAAGGTTGTGTTCGGTACTGTAGTAATGCAGGGCGCTACTGATGAGCACGGTAATGCTATTGAGGATGCATCCATCACAGAGCAAGAGATACCCTTTGTGTTGGATGTAAAGAGCCGGGGTAGTATCACGGCAGTAGATGACATTATGAAGTCTATTGATCGTAAGAACTCTCTACCTCTGCAGTACTTCCTTAACATGGGTGCAGAGATGCACAGTATGCCTAACGGTAGTGAGTACGCCACGTTTGACATCACCCTGGGTGACAAGGTAGACTTAGTTGAGGCAGACAAGGACATCCTTGACGGGTTTATGGAGTGGATTAGCGGCATGAACAACTACATTAACGACACGCATAACGAGAAGAGCGGTAGCTCTGGCCTGTCTGCTACTGAGGAGTCCATCATCAACGACATCATTGACGTAGAGGTAGCTGAATAATGAACCACGTTGCTGAACTGGCACTACATACATTCCTACAGAAGGCACTGGCTGGCGAGTCTACAGTAGATGAATCTGTAATCTCTAAGGTAGGTGAAGACGTAGCGGATGCTATGCGTAAGCAGTTCAGCAGCGGCCCTCGTGATGAGTTCAAGCTTAGGATGTCCAACCTCGGGCGTCCTAAGTGCCAACTCTGGTACGAAAAGAATGACCCAGAAGATAAGATACCTTTCCCTCCACACTTCCTGATGAACATGATCTTAGGAGACATTGTGGAGGCGGTATTCAAAGGGTTACTTCGGGCTGCTGCTGTTGAGTTTACTGACAATGAAAAGGTTGTACTCACCCTGTCTGACGGTACAGAGATCAACGGTGAGTTCGACATGATCTTAGATGATAAGGTTGATGACGTTAAGTCTGCCTCACCCTGGTCTTACATGCATAAGTTCTCAGACTTCGAGACCTTAGCTAAGGGTGATGCCTTTGGTTATGTGAGCCAGCTTGTAGGCTACGCTACTGCAGCTAACAAAGGAGTAGGTGGCTGGTGGGTAATCAACAAAGCTAATGGTCACTTCAAGTATGTTGATGCATCATCCGTAGATGTCGATCAAGAGTTAAACAAGATCGAAGACACGGTAGCTTACATCAAGGAGGACAAACCTTTTGAGCGTTGCTTTGAGGCTATCCCTGAGACGTACCGCAAGAAACCGTCAGGTAATCTAAAGCTTGGCGTATCGTGTGGCTTCTGTGCTTACAAGCATAAGTGCTGGCCTGACTTGCAGACCTTACCGTCTCGTGTCTCTACTGCTAAAGAGAAACCTATGGTAGACTATGTGTTTATAGGAGATGAGCTTGGTAGTACGGAAGCATAACGCTAACAGATACCGTAGTGGCTTAGAGAAAGTTGTAGCTGAGTACCTGAAACAAAACAAGAAGAACTTTAGGTATGAAGATCTTAAGATTGAGTGGAAGGATCTCAGGTACAGGACTTATACTCCAGACTTTATACTAGACAACGGTATCATAGTTGAGACAAAGGGTATCTTTGATAATGAAGACAGGCGTAAGCACCTAGCAGTAAGGGAACAACACCCTGAGTTAGACATCAGGCTAGTGTTCAGTAATGCCAAGGCTAAGTTATACAAGGGTTCTAAAACAACATATGCAATGTGGTGTGAAAAGAATAACTTTCTGTATTCACATAGGGTAATACCCCCTGACTGGCTTGAAGAGAAAGGTAAGGCAGTCAAGACCAAGCGTATCAAACTTAAGGTAGGTTCTTAATGGATGAGAAGTTCAGTGTAACACTTGTATTAAATGTGGATAGGGATGCTAACTTCCTATCGTCAGTACAAGATGCACACCCAGAAGATGTGTATGACTTAATTAAAGATATGTTCTATGACGTTGATGATGTCAAAGTAGAAAACTTAGTAGTGAAGGAGAGGTTATGATTAATGAGACAGACTTAGAGGCATGGGGTTATTACAAGGACACCGCTCTATATAAGGACATGACGCTATCCTCATACCAGAAGGTAGCTGCTAGTACAGCTATATATCCTACACAACACGCCATCACTTACCCTGCGCTGGGCTTAGCTGGTGAGGCCGGAGAGGTAGCCAACAAGGTTAAGAAGATTATACGTGATGGTAAACTAGATAAGTCTGCACTAGGCGCAGAGATAGGGGACTGCTTGTGGTATATTGCAGCGCTTTGTCGAGACCTTAACTTGGATCTAGGTGAGATTGCTAAGGCTAACCTAGAGAAACTACAAGACCGTAAAGCTAGAGGAACCCTTAAAGGGTCAGGAGATAAACGATAATGAGTACTAACTACCTACCAACAGACTATCAATCATTCATCCACAAGTCTCGCTATGCCAAGTACTTTGACGGTAAAGGCCGTGAGTCCTATGGTGAAACAGTGGCACGTTACATTGACAATGTAGTACGCCCTGCCGTTAAGCTGGATAATTCCTACATTAAAGACATTGAGCAGGCTATCCTTAACCAAGACATCATGCCATCAATGAGAGCTATGATGACAGCTGGCCCAGCGCTTGATCGTGACAACACAGCAGGGTACAACTGTAGCTACCTACCCGTAGATGACCCTAAGTCCTTCGATGAGGCTATGTACATTCTCCTCTGCGGGACGGGGGTTGGCTTCTCCGTTGAGCGCCAGTTCATCAGCAAGCTCCCAGAAGTACCTGAGTTGTTCGAGAGTGAGTCTATCGTTGTCGTTAAGGACAGTAAGGAAGGATGGGCTAAGGGGTTCCGTCAAGTTCTGGCTCTCCTCTGGGCTGGTGAGATCCCTAAGTGGGACGTATCACAGGTACGCCCTGCAGGTGCAAGGCTTAAGACGTTTGGTGGCAGGGCGTCAGGCCCAGCGCCTCTTGTAGAGTTGTTTAACTTTGCTGTGTCTACCTTCAAGGCTGCACAGGGGCGTAAGCTTAGCTCTATGGAGTGTCACGACTTGATGTGCTTCATTGGTCAGATCGTTGTCGTAGGTGGTGTGAGACGTTCAGCTATGATCTCATTGAGCAACCTGAGTGATGACCGTATGCGTCACGCTAAGTCAGGACAGTGGTGGGAGAC